AGTTATTGAACTTGTAGAAGGTGGCAGCAATTCGGAAGGTTACGGATTTAAGAAAGAACAAGGCTATGTTCATGCAGAATCCAAATCTGAGGAGTTGAAAAATGAAACAACGAAAGAAGTTTCCACCGAAGACGACTTCTAATTATCGTTCAGGATTAGAAGAGCAGATTGTCCAACAACTAAAAAGGTTAAAAATTAGTTTTGGATATGAAAGCGAAAAAATACCGTATATTAGACCAGAAAAATTACATAAGTATACGCCTGATTTTATTTTACATAAAAAGGTGGGTACGGCTATGTATATCGAAAGCAAAGGACGCTTTTTAACGGCTGACAAACAAAAACATATTTTGTTACGAAAGCAATATCCTGAATTGGATTTAAGGTTTGTCTTTAGCAATTCGAAAACTCGTATATCTAAAAAGTCTAGAACAACATACGCAATGTGGTGTCAAAAGCACGGCTTTAAGTATGCTGATAAGTTTATACCAGAAAATTGGATTAAGGAACTTTGGACTAGTAATAAAAAAACTACGTTCATAAAATCATGGACTTAATTAGAAAGGGTTTTTATGGGTAACTAATATACTTTACTAGTCCTCTACATAGTTAGGGGACTAGCTACATTTTTAATCAAAAAATTTATGAAGGAATTAACACATGAGTAAAAGCGAATTTTTAAATCATGCACCTTGTTCCGAATGTGGCTCAAAAGATAACGTGGCTGTTTATAGTGACGGACACGGACATTGTTTTGGGTGTGGTGCATACTTTCATAACTATCAGAATGAAGAGAAACCATTGACAAAAATAAATACAAATTTAATTAAAGGTGAAAACAAACCTTTAGTAAAAAGAAAAATAAACCAGGAAACAGTAAACAAATTTAATTACCAAATTGGTAAACATAAAGGTAAGACTGTACAAATTGCAAACTACTATGATAATCATAGAAATTTAGTTGCACAAAAATTAAGATACCCTGACAAAACTTTTCAATGGATAGGTGACAGTAAGAAAGCAACATTATTCGGACAGAATTTATGGCGTGATGGGGGCAAACTTGTTTCTATTACAGAGGGTGAAGTAGACGCTATGTCACTTTCTTCCATACAGAATAATAAATGGGCTGTGTGTAGTGTAAAAACAGGAAGTGCAGGGGCAAAAAGAGATTTACAACAACAAATAGAATGGTTAGAAAAATTTGAAACTATTGTATTGATGTTTGATAATGATGAGCCTGGAAATACAGCAGCTCTAGAATGTGCGAAATTATTTTCGCCTGGAAAAGTTAAAATTTCACAACTACCATTAAAAGACGCTAACGAAATGTTAGTGAATGGAAGAGTACAAGAATTAATAGATTGTATGTGGGGTGGAAAATCTTATAGACCTGATGGAATTATTGCAGGTACAGATATATTTGAAACATTAATTAAAGAAGACAACAGAAAATGTATACCTTATCCTTTTGAATGTTTGAATACTAAAACATTGGGAATGCGAAGAGGTGAATTAGTAACAATAACAAGTGGAACAGGACAAGGTAAGTCACAATTATGTAGACACATAGCACATCAATTAATTTCTAAAGGTGAATGTGTTGGTTATCTTGCACTAGAAGAAAGTGTAAAGAGAACAGCATTAGGTGTGATGTCAATTGATTTAAAGAAACCATTACATTTAACGAAAGAAGGAATTAATAAAGATGACTTTAGAAATAGTTTTAATCGAACAGTGGGTAGTGGCTCTATGTATCTATTCGACCATTTCGGTAGTACCGAGTCTGAAAATTTATTATCCAAGATTCGTTACCTTGTTAAGGGTCTTGGTGTACGGTGGGTTATTCTTGACCATCTTTCTATTATTATTAGTGGATTAGAAACGCATGATGAAAGAAGATTAATTGATATGACTATGACTAGACTTAGAAGTTTAGTTGAAGGAACAGGTATTGGATTAATTTTAGTTTCACATTTAAGAAGACCAGACGGCAACAGAGGATATGAAGACGGATTACAAACTTCATTGAATGCTTTACGTGGCTCTCATGCAATCAGTCAATTAAGCGACCAAGTAATTTCACTAGAGAGAAATCAAAATGATGAAGAGAATAAAAACTATACGACAGTCCGTGTGTTGAAGAATAGACATACAGGAAATACAGGAAAATGTGGAACATTATATTTTGATGAAGACACTTCTTGTTTTGTAGAAACAAAAGGAACAAATGATTTTTAATATGGATAGTAGAAAAAGATGGCATGATGACGATAGTTGGTATTTAATTGGTGAAATATCAGGTGCTATTAAAGTGGCTAAAAAAAATCCTTTGCGTGATGTTATACTTCCTTTACCGTCAGCTAAATATAAATTTCATGCTGAGATTATTTTACGAGAAATGTTTCCCTTTGAGGAAGCCGCATTTAGAATACAAGCACAGGTAGCCACAGTACATTAATGTTTAAAAAAATACTTTGGTTCTTTTTTATTTGTTCCCTAATTACACTTTTGTTTTCGTGTACAACAAATAAAAATGGAGAAAAAAATTCTAACTTTCTTTTGAAATTAGGAAGAAGTATAATTACAAACACTATGGATTTAAATTAATATGAAAAAGAAAACAAGTGAACCTCTCATAGTTGGTAAGAAAAGATATTATAAATATAAAATAATATGGGAAGATATAGTGGGAGATTCAACACTAGCAACATCAAATGAATTTAATAATATGACTTGTGCAGAGGTGCATACAGAGTGTTGGCTATTTGATAAGACACCTGACTATGTTTATTCTTTTGCAAGTTATTTTATAGATAATGGAGAAATAGAATTTGGGGATAGAAATGTTTATCCTCGTAGTGTAATAAAGAAAATGATAAGGATATAAAGAAATGAGTGATAAATATTATTGGTTGTGGAGAGATGAAAAGAAAAAAACACAGGAATCTGAAAAAGAAAACAAAAAGTTAAAAGCAGATTTAACAAAAGCCAAAGAAGACAGACAGTTTGATAACTTAGTACATAAAAAAGAAATAAAAGATTTAATAAGAGGTAAATTAAAAAAATGAAATATGTTTTTGATATAGAGACAGACGGACTATTATTTGATTGTACAAAGGCTCATTGTATTGTTTTAAAAGATATAGACAAGAATGAGATACTTACTCCTACAGTTGACCAGGCATTAGAACTTTTATCAAATGCTGAATTAATTATAGGACATAATATAGTCAAATTTGATATTCCAGTCTTAAAAAAATTGTATGGATTTAAAACTAAAGCAAAAGTTTTTGATACCATAGTTGCGACACGGCTAATTTGGTCAGACTTAATGGAGTCAGACATGAGACGTGTTCATAATAAAAATTATCCTAGAAATTTAGTAAACAAACACTCCTTAAAATCTTGGGGTGTTCGATTAGGAAATTATAAGCAACACATAACTACAGATTGGCAAACATTTACAAAAGAAATGTTGGAATACTGTATTCAAGATGTTGAGGTAACGCATACATTGTACCAAAAGATTTTGGAGAAAAAATATTCCGAGCAATCTTTAGAATTGGAACACTTAATTTCGGAAATAATAAGTAGACAAGAACAATATGGTGTTCTTTTTGATAAAGATAAAGCAGCTAAACTTTATGCAACTCTTTCATCTGAGAGAGATACTATTAAAAAAGAAATGGAAAAAACTTTTCCACCTCTTAAAAGAGAAGAAGAGTTTATACCAAAAGTAAATAATAAAACTCGTGGCTATGTTAAAGGTCAGCCTTTTATTAAAGTAACTTACGAAGACTTTAATCCATCAAGCCGAAGACATATAGCTGAACGATTAAAGATTAAATATAGTTGGAAGCCAAAAGAATTTACTAATGATGGTCAACCAAAAGTTGATGATAGAGTTTTAAATTCTTTAGATTATTCTGAAGCTAAACTCCTGGCTCGTTATTTCTTATTAGAAAAACGAATAGGTATGTTAGCTGAAGGAAGACAGGCTTACTTAAAATTGGAACGTAACAATAGACTACACGGAACGGTGAATACTAACTCTGCGATAACTCAAAGAGCAACGCATTCAAATCCTAATTTAGGACAAGTTCCTGCTGTTACTGTTCCTTACGGTAAAGAATTTAGAGAATTGTTTATCGTTCCAAAAGGGAAAGCAATGTGTGGTGTTGATATATCTAGTTTAGAAATTAGATTATTAGGACATTACATTGCTAAGTATGATAACGGTGCGTATGCAAATCTTGTAGTTAACGGTGACATACATACTGAAAATCAAAAACTTGCAGGATTAGATACACGTGACCAAAGCAAAAGATTTTTATATGCTTGGCTTTATGGTGCAGGTGTAAATAAGATTGCAGAAGTAACAGGTAAATCTAACAAGGACGCAGCTCAAGTGAGAACTCGTTTCTTAAATAGATTACCTGCTTTAAGTAAACTAATAAAACAAGTTCAAGAAACTTCAGAGCGAGGATATTTAATTGGCTTAGATAGAAGACAAGTAAAAGTTCGTTCAGAGTACGCAGCTCTCAATACTTTATTACAAAGTGCAGGGGCTATAGTATGTAAGCAATGGTTAGTTGAATTTGATAAATCTGTTAAACATATTGAAGGTGTTCAGCAATTACTTTGGGTGCATGATGAAATACAAATCGAATGTCCTGAAGATAAAGCTGAAGAAGTTGGGAAATTAGCTGTTGAATCTATTAAGAAAACAGGTGAACATTTCAATTTAAGAGTACCGTTAACAGGTGAATATAAAATCTCAAACAATTGGAGTGGAACACATTAATGCCAAAAGGAAATAAAAAATTTGACATTGACTTAAAGTATGGACAAGAAAGAGAAGATAGAGTTGTCTCTTTATTGATGTCAAAAAAAGAAAAATGTGAAGTGAAGACAGAAAGAGATTGGTGGTATAAAACTGGAAATATAGCAATTGAAATTGAATGTTATGGAAAACCAAGTGGGTTGATGACTACTGAATCTGATATATGGATTCATGTATTAGCTACAGGTGATACAGATTATTGTAAGCTAGTATTTGATGTGCCTAAATTAAAACAAATAGTAGAGAAGTTTAAGGATAGAACAAAAATGGTTGGAGATTATAAAGCAGCCAAATGTGTTTTAATACCTTTATCTGAACTATTTATAACTGACGGAAAGGGAAAATAGAAATGGCTAAAAACACAATAGTAATAGACGGTGATATTCT